GTAACAGTAAATAGTTCAACACAAGTTGAAATAACTGTTGCTGCCTCAGCACCAACTTTATATTATTATTGTTCTATTCACTCAGGAATGGGTGGACAAGCTAACACTGTAGACTCTGATACATGGGGTATGCTTCAATGGAATCAAAACTCATGGGGCAGTCAAGATATTGCTGAAGTTACTCTTACAGGTCAATCACTAACAAGTTCTGTTGGATTATTAACTGCATTTCCAGAACAAGGTTGGGGTAGTGATACATGGGGTGCTGAAAACTGGGGTGAGTCAGCAATTGATGTAATTTTACCAGCTTTATCTGTAACAGCTACAGTAAATCTTCCATCAGAAAATATACAAGTTAAACCTGGATGGGGTACTTTAGATTGGGGTGAAAATGGTTGGGGCACTGTTGAATCTGCTGTATTTAATTTAACAGGATTATCTGCAACTGCTTCAGTTGGATCTTTAACTATTGCAGATCAAGCAATGGGTCTTACAGGATTATCTGCTCAAACAGCTGATGGTTCGTTATCAATTGTTGTAGATAATACTCTTACTCTTACAGGTTTATCAGCTCAAACAGCTGTAGGAAGTATAACACCTGAAGACGTTATGGGTCTTACAGGTTTATCAACTACTAGTGCAGTAGGAAGTATATCTCCTGCAGATGTAATGGGTGTAACAGGTTTATCCGCACAGACAACATTAGGTAGTGTTGTTATTACATCAAACCCTGTTACAGTTTTAACAGGTGTATCTGCTACGTCTTCAATTGGTTCTGTAACTATTTCAAATATAACTGGAGCTACTTTAACTGGTGTATCATCTACAACTGCAATTGGATCTTTAACTACAACTCAATTATCTATAGCTAGCTTAGATGGATTAGGTCAAACAGCTACTACGACTGTTAATTCGGATAAATTAATTCTTAAATATTATGGAAAATTATCACCTAAAACTAGCACCGGATATTCAACAAAAACACCTAAAACAAGCACAGGATACACACAAAAAACTGCAAACTAATGTTTGACTTAAAACTAAATACACAATATAAATAACAACAATTAGGAGAACTAAATTATGGCATCTACTTATACACCTCTAGGCGTTGAACTAATGGCAACCGGCGAAAATGCTGGTACTTGGGGAACAAAAACAAATACAAATTTAAATATTGTAGAACAAATTGCTGGCGGATACACTGCACAAGCAGTAACAGATTCTGGAACACCAACAGCTCTTACAGTTTCAGATGGATCAACAGGAGCAACTCTTTCACATAGAGTTATAGAACTTACAGGTTCTATTTCTGGAGCTAGAGTAGTTACAATTCCTCTTGATGTTCAAACTTTTTATATTATTAAAAATTCAACTTCTGGTGCTTATACAGTACAATTTAAATACGTTAGTGGTTCTGGCGATACTGTAACATGGTCTGCTACAGACAAAGGAACTAAAATTATTTACGCAACAGCTAATGATGGAACAAACCCTGACATCGTAGATGTTATGGCTACTTCATCAGAAATAACTTTAGCAAATAATAATGCATTAAAATTAGCAGACGCTGATAATTCAGCATTTGTAGGTATAGATGCACCGGCAACAGTCAGTGGTTCTTACACATTAACACTACCAGCAGCTGTAGGCTCTGCTTCTCAAGCTTTAGTAACAACAGATGGAGCTGGAACTCTAGGGTTTACATCGACATCAACTTTTGGTATATCAACAGGAAAAGCTATTGCAATGGCAATAGTATTCGGATAAAAAGATTAAAGGAGAATAAAAAATGGCAAACCCAAATATAGTAAATGTAACATCAATCGTAGGTGGTAATCTAGGTTGGAATTTAGGAACAGGATTAACTGATACTTTAATGACAGTTGATGCTGATAAAATTGTAAAAATTAATAGAATTACAATTGCAAATGTTGATGGGTCAAGTGCCGCAACTTTTAATTTATATGTTGATGGTTTAACAACAGCTGGTGCAACAGGTATTACTCCAACAGGAGCAGATGCAGCAGTTTTTTTAGCAAAAACAATTTCAGTTCCCGCTGACGCAACGTTAGTATTATCGGACACACCTATTTATCTGATGGAAGGTGATATCTTAAAAGGTGGAGCTAGTGCTTCAGGTGACTTAGATTTATTTATTTCATACGAAGTATTAGACGACGCATAGGAGATAATCAGCTATGGCTAATGGCGGAATTATTGGACCTGTAATAACACCTACCTTAGGTGATTTAATAACAGAATTTACATCCCCCGGAACTTTTAGTAGAGGCGTACCACAAGGAGACGTTTTAGTTGTCTCTGGAGGAGGTGGTAATTGGGTTAATGCTTCAGGAGGTGGAGCAGGAGGTGTAATATTTACACCAGCGCATCCATTACCGGCTTCAGGTGTTCCTGTAGTTGTTGGAGGAGGAGGAACAGGAGTAGAGTCTTCTCCTTTTGCACCTGCACAAGGTGGAAATTCTCAATTTGGAGCTGCATCACCTATCGGTACAACTGGTGGAGGAGGTGGATCTAATGATGGAGGAACTGCTGGAACTCCAGGAGGATCAGGAGCTGGAGCAACTTACGGACCATCTGGAACAAGTACAAACACAGGATCAGGAATTGGTGGCCAAGGAAATGCCGGTGGAAATGGTTATAGATTACAACCTCAATTTGGAAATAGAGGAGGTGGTGGCGGAAAAGCTCAATCCGGAGGTAATTCATCTTCTGGACCTGATGGATCACCAGGAGGAGGTGGAGGAAATGGATCAGATTATTCTCCAACATACGGAACTCAATACGGTGAAAATGGAGTTTTTGGTGGCGGAGGAGCGGGATCAAATTCTCGTGGTAATGGCGCTGCTACTGGAGGAACTGGCGGTGGCGGAGACGCACCATCTTCTGCTCCCGGACCCGGATCAGCACAATCTGAATTAGGATTAGCTAATACTGGCGGAGGTGCTGGTAGTAACCCTAATTTACAAACTGGTTCTATAAATGGTGGTTCTGGAGTAGTTTTAATTAAAGAAGCAAACGTATTACAAAATACTAGTGGAGTTTGGAGTATGGATGAACTTCTTCTTAATGTTGAAGCTGGTACTTGGTCAAGTTAAAAAATATTTTTGGTAGAAAATTTTATTAAAATAGTCTACTATATTAAAGGAGAAAAATTATGGCACATTTTGCAAAATTAGATGAAAACAACATAGTAGAAAACGTTATTACTTTTTCAAATAAAGAAGTAGAAGAAAATGGTGGAGACCAATCTGTTGAAGCAGAAAACTTTGTAGCTGCTAGACATCCTGGAACATGGAAACAAACTTCTTATAATAATAATTTTAGAGAAAGATATGCAGGCATTGGTTATTCTTACGATGCTGCTAAAGATGTTTTTATTGCACCACAAAATTTTCCATCATGGACATTAAATTCTAATAATGAATGGCAAGCTCCAATTGCGCATCCAACTGATGCACAATGTGATTATACATATAATGGAGAACCATATAAATATATTCATCTTGTTTGGAATGAAGAAGATCAAAAATGGCTTTCAATACATGGAGACGATTCAACATATCAATGGGATGGAACATCCTGGTCTCAAAGTTCTAGAGATTTATTTAACGGAGAATAATTAATGGCTAATAATAATGGAGGAGTTATCGGAATAAATAACACTCCTACAAAAGGAACTAAAATATCTCATTTTACAGCCCCTGGAACTTTTAATAGATCCGTGCCACAAGCTGATTACGTTTTAGTAGTTGCAGGTGGTGGTGGTAGTTATAATGCAGGTTCGGGAGCTGGAGGTGTAATATTACAACCAGCACATCCGTTACCAGCAAGTGCAGTTACGGTTACTATAGGAGCAGGAGGAACAGCTCCTGATTCAGGACCTGGATCTGGACCTGCTGTTACTGGCGGAGGATACAATGGAGCAAATTCTGTTTTTGCTACACAAGCAAGTCCTCTTACAGCTACTGGCGGAGGAGCCGGAACATCGGATAGTGATGCTGGGCTACCGGGAGGATCTGGTGGCGGTGGCGGCTATACTGGAGTAGGACAAACTCTTTCAGGTGGAAGTGGATCACCTGGTCAAGGAAATCCTGGAGGAAGTAGTACACGTCCTTCACCTCAATATGGAAATAGAGGTGGTGGCGGAGGAAATGGTGCGGCTGGACAAAATGCTGGTTCAAGTAATTCAGGATCTGGTGGAGTAGGAGGAAATTATAGTCCTTATTTTGGTAGTCAATATGGTGACAGTGGTTTTTTTGGTGGAGGTGGTAATGCTGGTTCTGCTGGTCAAACACAAGCGCCTTCAACTGGACCTAATGGAGGCGGTGGAGGAGCAAGTCCACAATCTACTTTAGCTGATGGTACAGCTAACACCGGAGGTGGAGCAGGTGATAATATAGGTAATGGTTCAAATGGTGGATCAGGTGCAGTTTTAGTTAAAGAATTAAATGCACTCCAAAACACTAGTGGGGTTTGGAGTTTACAAGCGCAGTTTGCAGCTGTAGAAAACGGTAATTGGTCATAAAACTAGACTTTTAATACCCTTGTGGTAAATACAGATAGAAAGTTATTTATGAATTTTAAAAATGGTTTTTGGTTTTTTGATAGAGTAATACCTAAAAAATTTTGTGACGATATTATTCGTCATGGTAATTCTAAACAAGAAGAGTTAGCTTTAACTGGTGGTTTTACTAGAACAGAAAAAAAAGATTTAACTACAGAAGAATTAAAAGATTTAAAAAAAAAGAGAGATTCTAGTATAGTATGGCTTACTGACGAATGGATTTATCAAGAAATTTTTAGATATGTTCATTTAGCAAATAAAAACGCAGGTTGGAATTTTGAATGGGATTGGGGTGAAAGCTGTCAATTTACAAAATATAAACCAGGTCAATATTATGGTTGGCATCAAGATTCTTGGCAAGAACCTTATACAAAAGAAAGAGGTGAAAATTTTGTTGGAAAAATTAGAAAGTTATCTGTTACTGTTAATTTAACTGAAGGAACAGATTACGAAGGCGGTGATTTAGAATTTGATTTTAGTAATCCCGAATCCCCAAATAATATAAATACAGCCACTCAAGCAAGAGCATTAGGAACAGTTATTGTATTTCCTTCTTATCATTATCATAGAGTAAAGCCGGTTACAAAAGGCATTAGACACAGTTTGGTAATTTGGTGTTGTGGTAAACCTTTTAAATAATGGAAACAAAAATTATAGATAATTGGTTAGATAAAGATTTAGTTAAATACTTAAATCATTATTTTTTATATGACTTTCCTCACTACTATGGTCATAAATCTCTTGATGAAAATAAAGATTGTTTTTATGTATCTATGTTAAATCCTACAGATGCTTTAAATAATTTTTTATTTTACAAATTAAAAAAAACTTTAAATAAAAATTTAAACTTAGAAAGAATATATATTAATATTCAACACCCTAACATGAATGGGTCTTTTCATTCAGATGAAGGAGACATTACCTGTTTATATATGGCAACTAAAACACTTAATAATAATGGTCAGTTTCAAATTAAAGGAGAAGGTAAAATTGATTTTGTTCAAAACAGGTTAATAGCTTTTGATGCAAAAAAATTACATCGAGGATTAGCTCCTACTAACGATGTAAGAATCACTTTAGCTTTTAAAACATATGTTTCTTAAAGAATATAAAATTAAAGATATGGATTACATAAATATTTTAAAACAAGAAGTTATTAAAGGCATAGATAAGTACCATTCATATAGAACTAACGTAAAAGGAAAAATGACATATTGGAAATTCTTTACCCATCAAAGTAAAAATTTTCAAAAAGTAAAAGATCTTTTATATGAATACCATATGTATGAAGCTTGGGGTAACATATTAAATAAAGGAGATTTTGTTGATAAACACAATCATAAAGGAGACCATGAAAATTTTCCTGTTACTGCTAGTGGTGTATTATACTTAACAGATATTGGACCTGGGACTCATTTTGTAGATTTTGATAAAATTATAAAACCAGAAATAGGTAAAATAATAGTGTTTAGTCCTAAGTATGATCATTTAGTAGAAAAATATGATGGAAATGAAAATAGAATTACAATAGCATTTAACGGAAGGATAAAAGAAAAATATGAATTTTAAAGATACTAAATACAAAATTATTAAATCAGCAATATCACAAGAACTAGCTGATTTTGTTTACAATTATTTTTTTATGAAAAGAAGGGTTTCAAGATTTTTATTTGATAATAGTTATCTTTCACCTTACAGAGATGATTATGGTACATGGGCCGATAAGCAGATACCAGAAACATATTCACACTATGCTGATATTGCAATGGAAACTTTATTAGTAAAACTTTTACCATTAATGAAAAAAGAAACTGAGCTAGACTTATGTCCTACTTATTCCTATGCAAGATTGTATAAAAAAGGTGATGAATTAAAAAGACATAAAGATAGACCTAGTTGTGAAATATCGACTACATTAAATTTAGGTGGAGATCCTTGGCCAATATTTTTAGAACCTAGTCTTAACGTAGGAATCCCTGGAGAAAACGGATGTACTGCTGAAAGTAATAATCCTGGAATTAAAATAGATTTAGAACAAGGTGATATGTTAATTTATTCTGGATGTATATTTGAACACTGGAGAGAACCTTTTACAGGACAAGATTGCGGTCAGGTATTTTTACATTACAATAACGTAGACACACAAGGAAAACAAAATATATATGATGGAAGACCTTTTTTAGGTTTACCTTCAACGTTTAAACCTCAATCTAATGAAAATTAATAATTTATTTCCTACACCTTTAGGTCTTTCGCAATATGCAAAACATTCTGAAATAAAAGATTTACTAGTTAAACATTGTTTAGAAATAGAATCTACACATAGATCCGGTGGTGATAATTGGATATCTAAAAATCTATATAATACATGTGATACTTATAACATTTTAAAAGATAGTGTATTTAATGATTTAAATAAATGGATAGAAGAAGAAGCAAATAAATTTAAAAACACATTAGGACAAACTAAACCTATTATACCTGTTAAAGGATGGTTTAATATATACAGAAAAAATAGTTTTCAAGAATACCATAATCATAATTTTAATTATATATCAGCTATTTATTATTTAAAATCAAAAGAGTCTGATGCAAAAATTAGTTTTAAATCACCTATTCATCCCAACATAAATGATGCTGATTTTATACAAGATAATGCATATACTTGGTCTTCGTGTTCTGTTATACCTAACGAAGGTGTATTATTATTATTTAAATCAGATCTCAATCATTGCGTTGAGCCTCAAAATATAGATAATACCAGAATAAGTTTAGCTTATAACTACGATTTGAAGAAATAATTAGTCTTCATTTTTTAACAAATAAACTGTATATAGTATATAATTATGCTACAGAAACTAGGATTTTTACCCGGATTTAACAAACAAGTGACCTCAACAGGTGCTGAATCTCAGTGGACTGGTGGTACAAATGTACGTTTTAGGTATGGTACACCTGAAAAAATAGGTGGTTGGAGTCAATTAGGTGAAAGTAAATTAACGGGTGCTGCTAGACAATTGCATCATATGGTCAATAAAGCAGGTATTAAATATGCAATTATTGGAACTAATAGAATTTTATACGCATATTCAGGAGATGTGTATTATGATATCCATCCTTTAGTTAATCCATTAGGCACAGCTATTACAAATGCATTTAGCACAACTAATGGATCACCGACCGTAACAATTACATTTAGTGGTGTACATAGTTTTGAAGCTGGAGATATTATATTATTTGGTGACACAATTACATTTAGCGCCATTACAAATTCTAATTTTGGTGCTTCAGATTTTTGTAATAAAAAATTTATGGTAACAAGTATCCCTGATTCTACATCTATAACTATTACAATGCCTTCTAATGAAACAGGATCTGGTGCTACTACTTCTGGAGGAATTACTTTTTTTCAATACTATCATGTGGGCCCAGCAGAACAAGTTGGTGTTTTTGGATGGGGTATATCTAAATATGGTGGAACAGCAACTGCTCCTCAAACAACAACTTTAAATGGATCATTAAGTGCTAATGCTTTTGGTACTGGTGGATCTGGAACTAATATTGTTTTAACGTCTGTATTAAATTTTCCAACAGTAGGAACTAATTTTATACAAGTAGGCACAGAAGAAATTTCTTACACAGGGGTAGATACAGCAACAAATACTTTAACCGGAATAACTAGAAATGTTAGAGGAACAACAAATGCTTCTCACAGCTCAGGAGATACAGTTACAGACTACAGTGGTTTTTCTGGTTGGGGTCAATCATCAGCTGATACTGACACTGTTGCTGAACCTGGTATGTGGGCATTAGATAATTTAGGAAGTACACTTGTTGCTTTAATTTTTAATGGAGAATGTTTTGAGTGGGATGCTGATGCAACAAATGCTACAAATACACGAGCTACTATTATATCGGGTGCACCAACAGCGTCACGTGATATGTTGGTATCAACTCCTGATCGTCACTTAGTTTTCTTTGGTACAGAAACTACTATTGGTAATAAAGCTACACAAGATGATATGTTTATAAGATTTTCGTCTCAAGAAGACATTACAGATTATACACCTACAGCTGAGAATAGTGCTGGTACACAAAGACTGGCCGCTGGATCACGGATCATGGGAGCTGAACTTGGTAGGAATGCAATATACATTTGGTCAGATACATCATTATTTACTATGCGATTTGTTGGAACTCCATTTACATTTGCCTTTGAACAAGTTGGTACAAACTGTGGATTGATTGGTATGAATGCAGCGGTAGAGGTTGATGGTGCTGCGTACTGGATGTCTGATAATGGTTTCTTTAGATACACAGGTAAATTAGAATCTATGGATTGTTTAGTTGAAGACTATGTTTATGACAATTTAAATACAACATCTAATCAATTTGTTTACGCAGGTATTAATAATTTGTTTGGAGAGGTTACTTGGTTTTATCCAGAATCTAATTCAAATGTAAATACTCAATCAGTTACATATAGTTATTTAGATTCAACTGCTAAACGTCCTATTTGGTTTGTTAATGATAGCGCGTTATTTATTAGAACTACTTGGCAAGATTCTTCTGTTTTTGGATTACCCCATGCAACACAATATGATGCCGGGACCGATACGTCTTTTGATGTTACAGGAAACACTGATGGAATTTCATATTATTATGAACATGAAACAGGAGTTAATCAAATAAGAAACGGAGTAACTACAGCTATACCAGCAAGTATTACATCAGGTGACTATGATATTACACAAAAAGTTGTTAGAGGCGCAGCAACTAATTTAGGTGATCTTAGGGGTGATGGTGAAAATATTATGAGAGTTAGTAGAATTATACCAGACTTTATAGCACAACAAGGAAGTTCTGTTATACAATTAGATTTAAGAAACTATCCTAGTGACACAGCTATAAGCTCATCACTTGGACCCTTTACCATAACATCTAGCACTACAAAAGTAGATACCCGTGCAAGAGCTAGATCTATTGCACTAACTATATCTAACACAGCAATAGATACTAGTTGGAAACTAGGAACTTTTAGATTAGACATACATGCTGGAGGAAGAAGATAGTGTCAATTACAAGATTACAACAAGCTAGACAGATGTATGCAATGGGCCAAAGAGTTGCTAAAACTTTAGATGGTTCAAGACCTGGATATCGTGGTGATGGTGGTTATCAAGGTGGAAGTGGAGCACCGGGTAGTGCTGAATCTTCTGGTAGTAAAGGTAATGGTGGTACTGGTAATGGTGGTAACGGTGGTAACGGTGGAACTCAACATAGTCCTCACACTAAATCTGGTTATACAGGACCTACTAATTATGGTCCACAACAACCCCCCCAACAAATTATAGGTGGTAAATCTTTTAATGTAACACCAAATACAAAAGATGAAAGAGAAAGAGCAAGAGTTAAACAATCAATACTAGACGCACCTATTCCAAATATAACGGATAAAGGTATAAGTTTTTTTAAAGATGGAAATTTGTTAAATAGTTTTTTACCTGGTGACAATCCTTTAAGTAAACCAAAATTTAGTATGGGAAATTTTTTACTTAATGCAGGTATGTTTGCAATTAATCCTGCTTTGTATGGAAAATACAGACAAGCAAAATCTTTATACACAGGAGCAAAACTTGTAACAGATACTCTTTCAAATCTTACAAACAAAAATGTTAGTAAACCGTTTGAAGTTGTAGAAGGTTTAACTGAAAAAATAGGTCTTAAAGATAAAAATATTATAGAATCTTTTAAAGAGTCTTTAACAAATAATTTAACTTCTAAAAATAAAACTACAAAAAATAATACAACTAATAATAATGGTGGTGGTGATAGAGACGGAATAGCATCACTTAAAAACCAAGCAGGTAGTTATGATGAGTATGTATTATTACTACAAAAATTACAATCAGGAAATATTTCTGATGCAGAACGAAATAGATATAATACGTTAAAAAATATGTTAGGAATATAATGGCTAAAATAGTACAAACATTAACTAGAGCAAGCTCAGAGTATGAAGAAGATGTAGCACAATCTTTAGTTAGAGATTTAGATGCAGTTCTTGAGAAACTTAACACTACATTTCAAGAAGAATTAAAACAGGAGATAGAAGCTAGAAGTTTCTTTTTAGATTAATGGCAGTAGTAAACCAATATAAATTTGTAGGTATAGATAATAGTACAACAGGTGGAGCACTTACACCATTAGGGTCTGGTATTCCTGCAGTTAATGAAACTATTGTTATTAAATCAATATTAGTTACATCTGCTGGTACGCCAACAGTGACTATTATAAACAATAGTATTACAGCTATAAAATCAGCACAATTAACAGCTAATACTACAACAGAATTATTAACCCAACCGCTAATAGTAGAAGGTGGTAAAGCCTTTACAGTACAATCAAGCACAACAGACTCGTTTGATGTAGCTATTAGTTATTTAAACATTAAAAAAGAGGTAACAACATAATGATAGAGTTAACACCAGAAAAAATAATAACAGTAATTAAAAACAAAAAAACAGGTAAAGTCTATGAGACTGAAGAGGCTTTAAAAGCTGCAAATATACCTGAAGAGGATGTACAAAGAGACGTAACAGTTATCATGCCACCTCTTGATTTAATAGGAAAAACAAAGTAAACTGACAAAACCATGGGAATAGAAGATATACAAATTTCAGAAGAATT